TTCAAAGGGCACTTTACCTGATGGAACTCAAGGTCAGGAACTTGAACCTAACACTAAAAGAGCCAGGTCATTAGAACACAGAAAAGAAAATGGAACTGGTATACCTGTAGCGACTAAACCAAACTTATCGTCTGTATCAGACGATCCAAAGGTTTCCGGCACACCAGAAGATCCTGAACAATTGCGAATGAGTGAGCCACATTATGCTGGTGTTGATCCCAATGATGAAACTTATGTGAGTGCTCAGTATCCTTATGTTCACGTTGAAAAAAGTGAGGCCGGTCACCTTAGAGTTGTGGATGATACTCTTGGTGGCGAACGATTGCTCACTCAACACAAGACAGGAACACTTGATGAGTATTTACCAAACGGTGACAAAAGAGTAAGGATTATAGGCGATGGATATGAAATCATTGCTGGACAAAAAAATATATTCATTGGAGCAGGAGGTAGAGCTAGTAGAGAAGATGCTCTGAACCTTACTGTTAACGGTAATGTTCGTCAACTAGTAAAGGGTGATTACATTCTAGAAGTTGAAGGCGATTACCACGAAAAAGTTCATGGTAGTAGATATACAAAGATTGGTGCCAAAGGTGGCGGTGGTAATTATGAGGTAGAAATACGAGGCAACTATTCTGCACAGATTAACGAAGACTATAAATTACACGTTACAGAAGACTATGACTTGGTGGTTGATAAAAATAGAACAAGTATTATAAACGGTAAGGATACACTTGGCGTTACAGAAGGACTTTCACTTATATCAACTACGGGAAACATCTTGTTGTCGGCTATGAAGAATGTTGCTATCAACACAAACGATAGTGCTGAAGGAACCATTTCCTTGAAGGCAGCGAGTAATATTGATACTCGCTCCACTACAACGACAGATATAACCGCTGGAACTATACTTAATCTTCATTCTGGTGATCAAACGCCAAGCCCAACCAATAGTATAAATTTAAATCCGTGATTCTTCTCCACATCCCTTATAAATAATAAAAATAACGGAGTGTTCAGTGTCCACAGTAGAAAGAACAGGTTCATTTAAAGAACTCACAGCACTTAGAGATGCAGAAAGAAATAATGAATCAACTCTAAATGTTAAGACATATAGAGACTTAGACCTGTTCTTTACACGGCGGTCAAGAGATAGCGATGTTAATGTTCTTACAAACATCACAGCAGTCAAGAGGTCAGTTCGAAATTTAGTTTTAACAAATTTCTATGAGAAGCCTTTTCATCCTGAGATTGGTTCTGGTGTCAGAGACTTGTTGTTTGAAATTGTCAGTCCATTAACTGCAATTGCATTGGCACAATCTGTGGAGGATGTCATCAACAACTATGAGCCTAGAGCATTGTTGTTGGGTGTTGACGTTATCGATAACATAGATGCCAACGCATATGATATAACAGTAACCTTTGAAGTGATAAATGCTCCAGGCGAAATAGTTCAATTAGATGTGCTATTGGAGGCATTAAGGTAATGGCAAACAACCAAAAATTAGATATTTCTGAACTTGATTTTGACGCAATCAAAAGCAATCTCAAAACTTTTTTGAAAAATCAAGACCAATTTCTTGATTATGATTTTGAAGGTTCCGGTATGAGCTCATTGTTAGATGTGCTCGCATACAATACTCACTATTTAAGTTTCCATGCTAATATGGTTGCCAATGAAATGTTCATTGATAGTGCTGCTTTGCGTTCAAGTGTGGTGTCTCATGCCAAGACTTTAGGATATGAAGTCAGATCAGTTCGTTCTCCAAAAGCTAGAGTGAATGTTTTTCTTAATGATCGGTCACTCCCCACAGCAAATATGAACGCTGGTCAAGTGTTTACTACTAAAATTGATAATGTCAATTATCAGTTTGTCACTGTATCTGATTTTACTGCTTCTCAAGTTGGTTCAGGTCTTCTGTTTTCAGATGTGCCAATTTATGAGGGCACGTATGTAACAACAAGATACACAGTTGATAGCACTAATGTTAATCAAAAATTTATATTGACAAGCAATTTAGCAGATACATCTACTCTTACTGTTAAGGTGCAAAATTCCTCAACTGATAGCACTACCGAAGCATATACAAAAGCAACAGACATCACACAGTTGACAGGAACGAGTGCTGTTTACTATCTGCAAGAAATAGACGATGGTAGGTTTGAAGTATACTTTGGTGATGGTGTTGTAAGTAAGGCTTTGTCTGATGGTAACATAGTTATTCTTCAATACGTTGTCACTAACATTGGTGAAGCAAACGGTGCTTTTTCTTTTACTGCCTCTGGTGCAATCAACACGGTTACCGATATTGATACGATTACTATTGAAGATGCAAATGGTGGATTGCCAGCAGAAAGTATTCAGTCTATCAAACTCTCAGCTCCTCTTGACTATGCCGCACAGGGACGTTGTGTTACTACAGATGATTATAAGGTCTTTGTGAAAAAACTTTATGCTAATGCTGAAAATGTTCAAGTGTTTGGTGGAGAAAATGGTTCTTTCGATCCTAGTCTTGGTGTCATAAGCACACCAGAGTATGGTAGAGTGTTCATTTCTGTAAGTAATACTCAAGGAACAAATCTTAGTCTTGAAGAGAAAACTACTTTGATACAAGCTTTAGAACCGTTTAAGGTTGCATCGATTACACCTGTTATTGTGGATCCAGACTACACAGATATCTTTCTCACAGTGAACTTTAAGTTTGATTCTAATCTAACGACTAAGACAAAAGACACTTTAGAAACTGAGGTTACATCGACACTCACAACATACAATACAACAGAACTTTCAAAATTTGATGCCGTGATACGAAACTCCTCTTTGTTAAGAGCGATTGATGATACAGATGCATCCATAACTGGTAGTTCTGCTGTCCCAAGACTTGCGAAATATTTTTCACCTACTTTAAGCAGTGCCAGAGACTATAATTTGTTTTTTAACAATGCATTGTTTAATCCTCATGCTGGTCATAATCAAGAACTTGGTGGTATTTTAACTTCTTCGGGATTCAATATCTTTGGTAGAACTGAAGAACACTTTTTTGATGATGATGGTAATGGTAACGTGAGAGCTTACTACGTTGCTCTAGGTGGTGATCGAGTTTATACAAATCCAACAATCGGCACCGTGAACTATGTCACTGGTCATGTTAAGATTAGTCAAATCAACATAACAGGTATATCAGATATTGATGGTGAGTCCTCCACTCTTATTAGGATTGTAGTTGTACCAAACTCTCGTGACATCGTTTCACTTAGAAATCAAATCCTAGAACTTGATTTAATTAACACTACTGTAACTGGAGTAATTGATAGTATTGCTGTGGGAGATGACAGCGGTGGATCATCTTATGTTGCTCCCTCTGCATCTGTAAGTCCATCAGGTACAGGTTATTAAAAATGGGTGATTCAGAACTAACAACCAAGGTGTCAAATCTGATTGATGGTCAGGTTCCTGATTATATTCAGGCTGACCATCCTATATTTGTTGATTTTCTGAGACAGTATTATAAGTTTCTAGAATCTGCACAAATAACCATAACAGGAACAGTAGATCAGGTTTTGCTTGAAACCGCATCAACTAGTTTTCTTACGTTAGATGGTACTGATAGATTTAGTTCAAACGATTCAAGTAAAATTGTTTTTGAGGACAGCACAGGTAAGTTTGAGGTTGGCGAAACAATCACTGGTGGGACAAGTAAAGCAACTGCTACAATACTAGTAGACGACAATGAAACTCTTTACATATCTGCCAACCAAAAATTCAAAGAAGGCGAAACAATCACTGGTGGCACTAGCGGTGCAACTAGCACTTTGGTCAAGTATCGTGCCAATCCTGTACAGAACATTCAACAACTTTTTGAATATGCAGATCCAGATAACACGGTAGATCATTTTCTAAATGCCTTTAGAGATTCCTTCATGGAATCCATACCTACATCTCTTGCAAGTGGTGTGTCTAAACGAAACCTGATTAAACAAATCAGAGATTTGTATGCGGCAAAAGGCACGTCTGAAGGTCATAAACTCTTTTTTAGAATTCTGTTAGGACAGGAAGCTGAGATTTATTATCCTGAAAAGGATATGTTGAGATTAAGTGATGGTAATTGGTCCAAACCTATTATCATACGATGTACTTCTGACACATCAGGTGCTGTTCCTGCTGACATGGTTGGTAAAAACATTACCGGCGCGTCATCTGGAACAAAGGCTCAAATTATTTCCGAATTTACTTTTCAGCAGGGTAGAGAGAGCGTAACTGAATTTTCTCTTCGCGAAGACACCATTGAAGGTAGCGGTTTTACCATATCAGAAACGTTTACAGGTATATCTGAAACAGCAGACATCAACATGCAGTTCACTATTCAAGGAATAGTGACTAACATTTCAGTAACAGATAGTGGATTACTTTATAGTAAAGGTGATAGTCTAACAGTAGACACATCAGTTGGTAACGGTAATGTTTCTGCTGAGGTAAGCGAAATAACTTCAGGTGGGGTTAGTGATGTTTTTGTAGATAGTTCCGGCACTGGATACAAAGTTGGTGATGCGATTAAGTTTACAGCTGTAAGTGCTGATGCTGACTCTGTTGATGCTCGTGCCTTTGTATCTGTTGTTGGTGGTAGGTTATCCACTGAAGACAGCACAGATAGTACGGCAGAAAATATTCTTTTAGAAAATGGTACAGATCAACAACTTGTTCATTCATCGATTCTATTGGATGGTACTGAACTAGTCGATGCTGCATCAGAACCTTATGCTGTTCTTGGCACTGATAGAAGATTTAGTGATAGTGCATTATATTATTATCCTTTGTACGTTGATAAAAGAAAGGCACAAGTAAGTGCAACTAAAACAGGTGGAGCTATCTCTTCTGTAAATGTTGTCAATGCTGGTTCTGGGTATACAAACGGAACCTATTATGCAGCGGTGTCTGGTGATGGTAATAATCAAGGGACGGCTACAGGTGCTGTTATAAGAATTGTCGTTAGAGAAAATAAGATCGCCTCTTTTGGCACTACATTTGCAACGGAAACTACAATTCATAGGTCAGGTAGTGGTTACACTTTTGGTAATATAAGACTTACAAGTGGATTCACTTTTTCTGACCCAGAGTTGACAACTACCTCTGATATGGGTGGAAGTGATGGTTTGATATTAATCACACCAAACGTTGCGGTTGTGAAGGCCAATGCATATATCTTTGACCAATATCCCGGCATAACTTTTTGGATGCCAAGTGATAACCAGAATAATGCCAAGTCAACTTTTGATAGTAACATTTATAGTTTGTTTGAAAGTCGTAGGCCTGCTCTTAATGATGGATCACAACTACGTCAAGAAGATGGAACAACCGGCACCGGATTAGGTGATAAACTTTTATCTGAAGAATCTTTATTGTTGACGGATGCCTATGGTACATCGTCAGATGGTATTGTTTTAGAAACAGAAACGTTTGGTGAATCTGAACAGACTGAACTCAATAGAGTGTTTTTAGCTAATTCTGGTAGTGGTTATACCTCACTACCGAATCTAAGTATCATTACAGAAAATGGTGCAAACGCAAACCTTATTGCAAACACAACTGATATTGGTAAGGTGACCGAAATTAAGGTTACTGATGAAGGGTTCAAATATTCAGTTGCCCCAGATGTTTCATTAAATACAAATCTAATTCTCAAAGATGTTGTTGGAACATTTCTAACAGAAGAAGAACTTACTACTCATGATGGTTCAGTAGTTTCATATGATTCGGATACGCAAAAACTCGTAATAGATGCTCCACCAAATGATCGTATCAATTTAGAACAATCTAGTACATATAATGACGGTGTTCAATTAGAGGATTTTGATATCGTTGAGCCTGGTCGTCCAGATCACGGCCCTGTTGCTACAATCTATAAAGTTATTGATGAAGTTGGTTCTGGGTTTTTGCTCAATAACTCTGCTGGAGTAGAGTCAAATATTCTTTTAGAAAATGAGACAGGTCAAATCTTGTTAGATGCTCATGATGCCGATGTTTTCCAAATTAGTTTAGAGACTGCTACTGATTCAAGTGCCTACTCAAACTTGGGTCAATCGGTAAAGCATGTCAATACTCCAGATGGTAGACTTCTTGGGGAAAACCTAGAAACATTTATCACAGAAAACACACCAAATGTAACTAGTGTATCATCTGGTAAAGCTTTATATGATCAGGTTATCTTTGACGGAGATCAATCTGATGGTTTAGGTAATGTTCTTCTTGAAGATGGTGGCCGGATACTAAACGAAAACTCTGGCAACAATCTTCTCTTGGATGGCACAGATGAATCTGGTTCTGATGCTGGTTCTGAATTATTAATGGAAAATGAAACTCTTGGTGATCAACTAGCCTTAGATGGTACAGACAATAGTGCGACAGATGCTGGTGATGAGGTTCTTCTGGAACCTGGCTCGAATGTTTTCAATCTTGTTGGAGATACTATCACATCGTCTAATGGTGCAACAGCAAAAATTCTCTCTCAAGGCACAGCAACAGCAGAGGCATCGTTCGGAACCACTTCAACTCGGGTAGGTCGATACATTAATAATGATAGTCATATCAGTGATAAAGATATCCGTGTTCAAGACTCTTATTTTTATCAACAGTTTTCTTATGAGGTAAGAGTCAACGCAGCCATATCTGAATATATGAATGAGTTAAAGGCATCTGTGCATCCAGCTGGTTTTGCTCCATTTGGTAAGATTGCAATCTCAACACAACTTTCAGCAGGCATTGGTGTCACTGCAGCTGGTGTTGCTGATGCTACAGTTGATGACACATTTACACCAGAACTTGCCTCACTGTTCAGGTTGATATTTGGTCCAACCATAAAAGTTAATCACGGCGTTCGTGAGAATGTTCTTTCAACAGACGGTGAGAGCAGTTTGTTTGATTCTCTTTTGACAGAGAATGGTGTCGCTATTGGCGATAAACTTTTAGAAGAAACAGATGGCGATAATCTACAGTTTGAAAGTGGGCTTGATATTGCGATAGAAAACTCTCCCAAATCTGGTGACGGTAGTGTTCTTTTGGAAACAGGCACTGGTGGTGGTTTGTTACTTATGGAAACAGCACTTGGTGAGAATGGCATTCTTGATAGGTCGGTTTCAAAGGTAACAAAACTTAATGTTACGCCACAACTTGTTAAAACAAGAAGGTCTTATGGTGCGCCTTTACTTGCTAACACTTTGCCTGGGTCACTTTTCTTTGATAGACCTGGCGTTCAATTAGAAGCTGGTAATAGAGATAAAGCTCCTATTATTATGCAAGATAATTTGGTGTTGGATGGTTTTGATGAATACCAAACTGGTGCTGGAGATAGAATAGTCTACGAAGACTTTTTGGATAACTCAACTTCCTCTACTGTCAAAATTGATGAAATAGGTTCATTATCAATATCAGATATTGTTAGTCTTAACACTGTGGGTTATATTGAAGGTGTGGGTCTAGAATCTGTAGGTGACAACATTTTACTTGATGGCACAGATAGTGATGCCACAGATGCAGGTAGTAGTTTGTTGTTGGATGGGACAAATGAAAAATCACTGGATGCAGGTTCAAGTCTTATTCTAAATGGTGTTGGGTTTAGAAACTTTACTGAGGAGCCTGAGGGTAGTATTGTATTTGAACAAAGTGCAGCATCTGATGAATTAGTTCTAGAAGATTTCATCGTGTTTGAGTTGAACGCAGATGAAGTAAGAAACGAGGTAATAATATCAGAGAACGGTCAAAACATATTGTTAGAAACCACTGGTAGGTTTAGAGATACTGAAGTTGGCCGCATAGCAGTTGAGTCTGGTTCTGAGGATAATGCTTTCCTTAAAAACGGTTCTGATGTAAACATTCTTAAACTGGAAACAGAGACAGATGCAAATGGTTATCTGATAGGTGAGGATGATACCATCAGTGCTGTAGATCGTAGTATCAATGTTGTTATAGAAAGCGGTCTTCTTGAAAATGAAAAGATAATGACTGAGGGTAGTTTGATTGAATTTGAAGGCGACACTAATGTTGGCACTATTCCAGAAAGAAATTTCGGTAACAGAAACGTTGTGTCTTTCACAAGAGAAGCCAGAGTTCATACAGAGTTAGTTGTGTCCAGAATATCATTGCAGGATGAACGTGACACTAATGTGTTCATAGCAATGGATGGTACAGATAGTTCATCAACAGATGCTGGTGATAATATTATACTTAACGGCACATCTGCTGTTCTGGATATTGAGGACAATATTCTTTTGAACGGTACTGACGCCGCACAAAGTGATGCAGGTTCAGCAGTTATTTTGGATGCGAGTGCTTCTGGCACTGATGTTGGAGAAAATCTGTTATTGGATAGCACTGGTGGCCGAGACGATGGTGATCGTATTCAACTTATGAGCACAATTTATAATCTGGTGCCAGGAAATGAGGGTGGTTTTGTTTTGTTGAATGGCACAGATGGTTCATCAACGAATGCTGGTGATGAATTGTTGTTAGAGTCTGGAACGATTGAATTCTTAGAACAAAACAGTATAAATGTGTCAGTTGGTGCCACAGCAGAAGCTGGTGGTCTTGCTTTACCAATAAGTGAAATTTCACTCGTTGGTGCAGCGCAGGCAAGTGCGTTTGATTCTACTCTTGGAACATTTGACTCAACAAATATAACCTTTGATGCTGCATAATAATCATTATAAATAATAGAAGATGAGGGGCAATAAATGGCATATCAATCAATAGGATTAGGTGCAACTGCTAATGATGGTAGCGGTGACACGCTAAGAGATGGTGCAACCAAGGTTAATGCTAACTTTGTAGAATTGTATACTGCTCTTGGTGATGGTAGTTCCATAAGTAGTGGTATCAGTGCAACGGCCAGTGTTATATCGTTATCTGCTCCTAATATTAGTGGTGTTGTTGCGGGAACACAAACCTCTGCCACAATTACTACACTTACATCCACGACTGTAAACGCAGGAACATTAGCACTTGCGGCTGGTTCTATAACAGATAGTTCTGGTTCTATTAGTTTTGGTGACGAAAATATTTCTACTACAGGCACGGCAACTCTTGCCACTGTAGATATTAATGCGGGTGCTATTGACGGAACAACTATTGGTGCTAACTCAGCGGCAGCAGGTACTTTTGCTGCAATCACAGGTTCGTCTTTGGCCATTACTGAGGATGGAACGATTGTTTTTGAGGGTGCCACTGATAATGGTAACGAAACCACATTAACAGTTGCAGACCCAACAGCAGATAGAACAATTACACTTCCCAATGAAACAGGAACTGTTATAACAACCGGCTCTTCTGACACGGTTACTGGGAATATGTTGAAGAGCTCTTCTACCTTGCTCATAGTAAATTCATCTGGTTCAACGTTAAAAACAGTTATTGGTGCTGGTAGTGCATCATAAATATAAATTAGGAAAATAGAAATGGCAGCTATTATCACAGAAAAATTTAGACTTCATAACGCCGACCAGTTTGAGGAATCATTCACTGAGTCTGCGAATAATACCTATTATCTTTTTATAGGTAAGTCCACACCATATACTTCGGGAACAAGCGGCGGTTCTGATTCATCGCCACCGACTCCTGTTGATGGCCCCTCTGATGAGTTCTTTTCGTGGGACGATATGCTTGCTGCCAAAAAGATTACTTCTTCCGAAATTCAACGTGTTATTCCACGTAGAAACTGGGTAAACAGTACCAAGTTTGATATGTACCGGCCGGACTATAGTGCTTCTGTGACAGCAACGTCTGGTGCTACTAACTTGTACGATTCCACTTTTTATTTTATGACTTCTGATTTCCGTGTGTATAAGGTATTGGACAACAATGGTGGAACTGCTTATAGTGGCACTGAACCTACAAGCACTGCAAATGCTCCGTTTTCGTTAGGTGGTTATGTGTTGCAATATATGTATTCTTTGACAAGTTCTCAGATCAATAGCTTTCTTACCGCTGATTTTATGCCGGTAGCTACAGATACCACAGTCAGCGGAGCTGCAACAGATGGTGCGATTGATTCTTTGATTGTCACTGGTGGTTCTGGGTATACAAACGGAACCTATTATGCAGCAGTTTATGGTGATGGTACAAGTCAAGGCACATCTTCTGGTGCGATTGTAAGAATCACCGTGTCGAGTGGTGTGATTCAACCCTTTGGTTTGACGGCGGGAACAGATACTACAGTTCATGCAGCGGGAAGTGGTTATACTTTTGGCACAGTCAATCTTGCAAGTGGTTATACATTTTCTGATGCCGCCCTCAGTAGTGCCTCTGCAATCGGTGGTTCTGGTGGATCTATTTCAGTGGTAATTGGTCCAAAAGGTGGTCATGGTTTTAATGCTGTGCAAGAACTCGGCGGCCATTATGTTATGTTGGGAACAACTCTAACGGGTGCCGAAGGTGATGATATTACAACAGGAAATGATTTTAGAAAAATCGGTCTTGTGGTTGATCCTAATACATACGGAACATCTTCTGTTGCATCAATTACCACAGCAAGAATGACATACGCACTGAAACTTACCTCACAGTCTGGTACTTTTGATGTAGACGAAAAGATTAGTCAAGCTTCAACTGGTGCTATCGGTAAAGTTGTTGAATGGGATTCTACAAACTCAATTCTGTACTATTCACAGGAAAGATTTGGTGACTACGGAACAAACGGCACCACTGGAGCATATGTTGCCTTTAGTGGTGCAAACGCTGTCACTGGAGCAACATCCAGTGCAACAGGAACGCCAGATGCAAATGCTGATGCTGCTGTAACCCTTGCTGGCGGTAACACAATTACGTTTACAGATGGATATGCGAACCCTGAGTTAGATGCTGATAGTGGAAACATTATCTACTTAGAAAATCGTAAACCAATCAGTCGGTCAAACGATCAGATTGAAGATATTAAAGTTATAGTGGAGTTCTAAATGCCTGAATCTACAAATCTAAATGTAGCACCGTATTACGATGATTTCGATTCAACTGAAAATCATGTAAAGACATTATTTCGTCCAGGTTTTGCCATTCAAGCAAGAGAGCTGACAGGACTTCAATCTACAATTCAAGATCAAATCGAAAAGGGATTCAGTCATGTCTTCAAAGATGGGACTGTAATAATCCCTGGTTCAACGTCTTATTTGGGTGGTGCTGAGGCCCCAAGATATATCAAGGTTCAAGGTAACTTTGGTGGCGAAACTGTTAATGTCTCGCAGTATGTAAATGAGGACAATCCCGTTACACTGACTGGAGCC